GTCAATAATTTGTTGTGTTACTGCCATTATATACTGTATTTATGTTTTAGGTAGTCTGTTAATTCTTTTATCTTTCCATCTTCAAAGGCACTTCCAAATATTATTATCTCCTGCATAGAGCCTTTGAAAAATCTAGCAGTTAATGAAGAAGAAGCACCCAATGCTAGTTTTATGTTTGAGCCATAGTCTGAGAAGCTGTCAAAAGAAGGTGCTGTTTCGCTGTCTAAGGCTGTTGTGTCTTTGTATATCTTAGCTGTCTTATTATTAAATGTTGCTACAAAAACAGACAAAGTGTTTGACGAGTGTGAGCCACCACTATTTATGCTAGTATCATCTCCATCGTCATCTTCATAGTTTGTTTGCCAAAAATTACTTCCATTAATGCTTATATAGAATTGTTGCGTATTTGAAATACCACCATTCTTAGATAGAAGGTAGCCTTCTTGACTATCGCCCTTAGCCACCCAAGCTATTGTATGGTCTTTTGGTATTCCACTACCTGAGTTTATTCCACCGTTTACACAGGTCATAAAATCGTTAGTACCATCAAAAAGAAGGTAAGGATAGTTGTTTTCCGTTATCTCATACTTGAATTGTGGCATCTTTATTGCTGTCGCTTGTTCAAAGTGATTTCCGTTGCCACTTTGGTCTATCCACTTGCTTACAACTTCGTTGCCACCACTAAACGAGGTCTTAACACCCATATCGCTACGAAGCCATACTAAAGGACTTAGATTAGTGATAGACGACTCATCTGTAAATGTGAATGAGTGTGAAAACGCATTAAGAGTAAAACTAAGCCTGACTTGTATCAACTTGTCGTTATATAATTCTTTTTCTCGTTCAACAGATATACTGTCAGGACTTAATATTACTTCTTTATTTGCGTAACTATCTAAAACTCTTTGCAACCAACCTAATGCTTCTTGCTCTAGTAGTGTGAACACGCTATCAAGAGAACCTGCGTGGTTCTGATGATATGGTTTTACTATTAGACACTCATAGGAATATTCTTCCTGAACATCTCCCTCAGTTGTGGGAAGCACCGATGTTGGTGGTAAGACTAACAATAATGGATAGTCGTTGTTGTGGTTTTCGTTGATTTCATTCTCGTAACCAAAGATAAATCCACCGTTTATCCATTTTTGCTCAAACCTGTTAGTTAATTCTCTTAATTTATTAAAACTCATTATTTCTTAACTTGTTTACTCTGTTCTTCTTGTACTGCCATCTCAAAGTCGCTTTTTGATGTTTTCCAAGATAAATATGTCATTACCTTATATAATTTCTCATCTTTTACACTTTGTATTGCATCTTTACCTTTACTTGTAAAAATACCGTCTAAAGCTATGTCATATAGAGTGTTTAACCAACCGTAAGGCTTCATTATCCTACTAGCCTTCACTACTGCTACACTTTTTGAGCTTCCTTCTCTAAAAAGGTTTGGATAACGTTTAGTGAGTTGCTCGTTTGTCTGTTCAAAAAAAAAGCGAACTCCCAAACGATGTCCATTGTCAATCTCTTAAAAGCCTTAGCTTTATCGTCTATATTATCCAAATCAACCTCCTCATCAACGGATTTACACAAAATAGCCATCTGTTCAGGTAAAATATCAAATCTACCGTTCTTTAGGTACTCTGTGTTCATCTCCAACTGCGTACTCTCTATATATTCTCCAAAAGTACCTTCTCTAAAGAAATTCATAGGGAAATAGTATATATCTCCTTCAAATTCAAAGTTGGTCATACCTTTTGGCTTGTATTCCTCCAATATGTTGTCTAAAGAACTAATAACAGCTTCTATCTCCTCAGTCTTTACCTTTTTTACATTTTCCTTACTCATTCCTGTCATATAACAAAATAAATCGTTATACATCTTGATTTCTTGAGTAAAAAAGAATTTAGTTAGGTCTTTACCTTCGTCATTCTTGTCTTGTTCCTCAGTTCTCTTATATTTTTGCAATATTTCATAAATACCACAATAATATTCGAGTGTCATTTCTTTCCAATCGCTAGGAATTTCTTTTTCCTTGCCATCTATTTCTATTACTAACATTCTAAATCTTTTTCTAGTTGTTTTTTGGTTTCAATATCGGAAACCATATCACTAAGCTCTCCTACTGCATCTAATGTTGAATCAAGACAATTTCTTAACTCAAGCTCAAAGTCAATATATTTCTCCAACTTTTCTGTTCTTACACCTGCTATGAAACCCATAGAAGCGTATAAGGACAGGTTTGGTATAATATAAAGCCACTCATCAACTGAATCACTATCTCCATTGTCTATGAAGTCATTAGAGTAAGACACTATATGCTTCAAAATGTTATTAAACTGCGAGAATTTTTCTGTTGTTTTGTCGTGTTCCGTCATAACATACATTCTTCTCTGTAAAAAACGCAAATGCCTTTTAACAATTCTTCTGTGATTGCCATTCATACATTTTATATCTTTCATAATGCAAATTTTGTTAAATTATTTCTAAAAGTTTCGCAACTTTTGGTCAAAGTTTTATTTTATACCTGTTTTATCCAAAATATAGTACATTATTGCCTGAAAAGTGCTTATTAAGAGCCATAACAAGGCAATCTACCATATCATCGTGCTTTGCAGCAGGAAATTGCTGACATTGCATCAGAAACTCCTCGTTCCAATGTCCTTTGAGTAAAGACACCCTGCCTGTTTCTATACTTGCACTTATGTCCTGCACTCTGGCAACCTTATCTTTTGTTGGGGGTTTGTCATCTTTTATGTTCAATCCTGTTTCTCTAACTAATGTTTGAACTATTGATTTACCACTTGCTTTCGGTTCTACATATATTTTTGATTGACTGCTATATCCGTTTTTATGAACAAACTTTTTTATATGTCTAATTAGGTCAGGAAATTCAAGTCTTACATTCTGTACTTCTCTAATTTGCCATTTACCCTCCTCAAATGTGTAAGCCATCAATGCTGATGGGTCATTTTTCTGACTTGCTGTATATGCAGGGTCAATAACAAAGTTTACAACACCTTCTGTTCTCTCATCATCAATCTTAAACCAATTTTTCTGTATCATACCACTATCGGCAGGTGTTGGTCGCTGTTGTAGCTGTCCTGCGTAACCATAAGAGCCTAGTGCTGACTTGTAGTCATCTAAAATCTCTTGACTAAACCTATCTTTCCAAAAAAGTCCATCTTCATAGTGTTTATATAGCTCATAAGGTCTTAAATCGTCAGAAAGCTCGGCAGGTATGCAAATATGCTCGTGCTTGTCAGGAGAGTTGTATAAAAGATAGCCACTAAGGTCATCTTCGTGTACTCTCTGCATAATTATTATTCTAATTCCTGTTGTTGGATTATTAAGTCGTGAATATAGTGTTGATTTATACCACTCGTTAGCGTTATCTCTTTCTGTTTCCGATGCAGCATTTTTTGGAGATGTAGGGTCGTCGACAAGAATTATATCTCCACCTTGTCCTGTAACAGAACCACCAACAGATGTTGCCCTCCTAACTCCTAGATGATTATTTTCGTATCTAGCTTTTAGGTTTTGGTCTTTTTTGATATGGAATGTTTCTGACCAATGGCTTTGAAACCACTCGCTTTGTATTATATCCCTTGACTTTGTTGCGTGTTCTATACTAATCTCTGCTGAGTATGATGCTGTGATAAACCTCATCTTTGGATATACTGCCCAACACCAAGCAGGAAACATAACTGTTACCAATAATGATTTAGTGCTACGGAAAGGAATATTAATAATTATATCCTTACCCTTTCTTTCTCCTTTGATTATTCTTTCTGCTTCTGCTTGTAGAATATCGCAAAGGTATTTATGATGAAAATTTGTTGATAATGGAACGGAAGGCTCTGCAATAGGAAATGCTTTGACAAAGAACTCGTAAAATGATTTCTCGCATATAGCCTTCTCCATTGCCTTCAATAAGGCTTTCTTATTATCCTTATTCATCTATTTCCTCAAAGTCTGTTTCTTCTGCTTCCATTTCCTCCATACGCCTTTTGAGGTCATCAACACTCATATTATCATCTAATGTGATTTCTATTTTGGTATTGCCACCTGTATTTATTTCCGTTGATTGAAGTTTAGGGATTGCATAGTTAAGTAATTTAGCAACTGCATTGATATATGCTTCAGGATTTTTTTCTGATAATTTTTCTAGTGCGTTTCTAATATTCTCCTCTTGACCTGCTAAAGCCAAAGTTAGCACCTCTCTTGAAAACTTTGTTACTCTATTAACAGAACCCTTTGTTCGACCACCCATAGCGTTTCCAACTTGGAATGGTCTGCCAACAACTTTCTTCTTTTTTTCTTCTGCCATACGCAAATATAATAAAAAAACCTTTAACCTTATATTTAACCTTAACCATAGCTTTATCTTTATTATGTAGGGTACTATATACCCTTCAGCAACCCTTAAACCTATAAAATAGACTTTTAAAATTTTTTTTGTGTAATATGGGGGTCTGTTTTTAGTTTCCTTCCACTTTTTGCGTAAAACTCTATTGTATAAACCCTAACTTCGTAAAGTTCTTGCAACGCTGAATAAACGAACTCCTTAGAACAACTCCCTAACTAAATAATTCTATTCCTAAACAACATATAAAATTGGATTTCATTTTGTTGTGGTTGCATATATTTGCTTACCCCAACCCCCAAAAAAAATTGACGGAAAATCTGCACTTGAATACAAAAAATCCGTCAAAAATGCGTTTAAAATATGTTTATTTGCTTATCTGAATAAAAAAATTAAGCTAAAAAAACAAATATCAACGCCACCAAAAGCCAAAAAATTGATATTGTGGCTCGTTCTAAATTAAAAGTAAATCATATTAAAAAAAGTTTAGTTAATAAATTAGTTTATATCGTCATTATGGACATAGCTTTCGACATTGCCGCCAATATATGTAACGTTTTCCTCCGCATAGTAACAGCCATCAACATCTGAATAACTTACACAATCATCGCATCGATATTCCTCGACATCTTCGCAATAATTTTGTTCATCTTCTGATATACTAGAGCCGCAACACTCACAATAATTTTGCTCGACATCTGAATAAGTACCACTAGTACAATCGAAAAAATGTGTAGAATCTGACTCCTTATCAATAGAAAGTAAATCTTCCGAATCATTACCATATTGGAAAGTATCCATATAAGGGAAAGAATCAAAATCGTTTAAGCTCATAGAATTAAAATAAACCTCGTTAAATGGGCAATAGCTACGCCCTTTTAAATCGTCCGAGTTGATATGCCTAAAATTATATGCGTTAATTTGTTCGCTCTTATCAATCTTATTCATTCGCATAATGTTAAGAATCATTCTTTTATAGATATGATTAGAGAGCGGCTCGTTATGGGCGTAAGTGTATATCCTGTCAATATATATTTTAGGCTTATCCCAATAGGAACGCTTAACTTCCCAAACTAGACATCTAGCGTACAAAGTACCATTTTCTAAAATGGTGTAGAGTTTTACAGGTAGGTCAGAAAATATTTGAAAATACTCTGAAGGTTTACCCTGCATACAGGACATAGATGCAATTGCATTTTCGCCACTTGAATAGATTGTCGCTATATCGTTACCCTCAAATACTTTTAAATCTAATTTTTTTAAATCAAACAAATTCTTTTTTAATTGCTCGATAATATCATAACATTTGTAGTTATCGGATACAGCATCAGAAAAATACTTGTTCACTAATTTTTCGATAGTTGTATGATAGAAAAACTTTTTTCGCTGCTCTAGTGTAAAAGTTTTATTATCCTTTTGCTTATACTCTATTAACTCATTTTGCTTTTTTTCTGTTATATAACTAACTTTTCTAAAGTCTGATTGACTGAATCCTAATTTTATCGGTGTAGCTGTATTGTATTGCTTACGCTTAAAGCCTAGCTTTTCAACATCTTGAATAGCTTTTTTAAATAGTTGATTTATTGAATTTTTCATTTTTGATAGTTTTTTAAATTGTTTATAGATTAGAATGGTAATTTTTCTAGGTTAGACTCTAGCAAATCAACTAGATTTTTTTTATACTCGATAAATTGAGGCTTCGACAGATAAAGAAAATACTCTTTATTATATCCGTTCTTCTCTAGTAAATTACCTAATTTTTCAACGCCATTTTCGTCAGCGTATCGGTGTAGTAATTGCAATAAATTTCTCATTTTTAGTAGTTTTAAATAATTAATATGAAGCAAATATAGTATAAATAATTTAAACAAAAGCAAAATAAATACAATAGTTTATTAACAATTAGAGTGTTAATAACTTTGTTGCTTAAAATTTGGATAAATCAAAAGTGTTACTAAGTGTAAAGAGTACACTAACCCCCAACCAATGCCCTATGGCAGTCCTCTAGCAGTTACTTGGCAGTTACTTGGCAGTTACTCAGCAGATACTTGTGGTTCGTTTGGAATTGAAAACAAAAATAAAAAGTTTTGAAAAACAAAAATAAAAAGTTTAAAACAAAAAAAGGTGCGAGGACTATCAAAACCTCACACCTGAAAAAGTAGCAATGCGATAACACTACTAAACGCAGACAGTACTTTTTACTAGAACGCTTCCTTACAATGATGACATCTCCTGTGGTCGCTATCATAAGCTGCACCACAACAAGCTGTGCCTGTGTCATCATACATATCTATCATATCTTTTATGTTTGACATAACTTCAAAATCTTCTAACGATAAGTCCTCCAACACATACCAAGCACCATCGTAATCAAATGTAACATCACAGGTTGTTTCTCCCTCCATCACATCTATATTATCAGCACCCTCCTGCTTTAGGAAGTAAACAACATCTGACTTATCTAATCCATCAGGTGCATAACTCATCTCATCTCTATCTGACATTAATTTCCAACTATCGTAATTCATATTGTAGTATTTTTTATTTGGTTAATAATTTGTGGGAGTTTTGCAGAAGCACCCCCCCCTAGTGAGGAGTACCCCTCCCCCATTTGTTATACAAATATACAACTTATTTATTAAACTACCAAATTATTTACAATAAGTTTTGTTTTTAAGTATCATATTTATTATCGGCTGACTAACATTATACTTGTTAGCGAGTTTGTTCTGACTGATACCCCCTGCCTTATACTCATCACGGATTGCATCTGCTTCCTCTAAAGTAAACTTACGCTTGGCATAGCCACCACCCCTACGGTCTTTTCTTTCAAATGGATTAATGCTCATCTCTTAACTTTTCTAATTCAAACTTCAAATGATTAATAGCCTTCTCAATGTCCTCGATATGCTTCTCCTTGTTAGTCATACCTTCTTCTGTTTTCTTTCCACAACGCAAGAGGTAGGTCGTGGCAGTTCCCACATTGTATGATAAATCAAATCCACTTATAACCTTCCTTGCTTCATATCCATTGATACCTATGTAGTAGTTGGGAACAGAAATATCTTTAGCAACCTTCTT